CCCTTGTCCAATCTACCTCAACCTCTTTTTTATTTTCAACTGATTTATTGAAAAACACAAATTTACTTTCCCCGTGAATTGTGTCAGCACTATTTGCCTCTTCATTTTCTTTTTGAGATTGATAATTTGAGTACTTAAATCCAAACTCATTTATCATAAATCTTGGATTAAAAGTTTTATTCATTTCTGAAAATTGGGTATTATTAAAAAAACCGCTTTCTACGTTTGTATAAAAATCCTGTTCAATTCCAAAGAACACTTTACCCTCTGAATTGATTTCATAATCTGCATTCATTTCAGTAATAGACTTTTCAATATCTTCTAAACTTACATAAAATGGTTTATTTGTAATCCCTCTTAAAAAGTTTCCGTTTACTAATCTATTGTCATAAAATTGTCCTAAACTTTCGAATCGTGGCGCATCAATTGAAAGTCCAGAAGTTGATTTTATAATTTGACGCATTACATCAATTAAACGCAACGATTTAGAAACTGAATTATAAGCGATGCTTTCTGCTGTTATATTTATTTTCAATCCTTTCTCTATATTTAAAAATACTTCAAATTTAGGCGATATGTTTGTTGCGGACTGTCTTATTTTAAATTCAAAAAATAACCAAATAGATTCTCCTCTTTTCATCGAATCTATTTTTATGTCCTTGTAATATCCATCAAAAGAATAAGATTCATTTTCATTTTTTGTAATAGAGTCTATCACATATCTTGTTCCTGTACTATACTCTTGACCCTTTACTATTACTAATTTATATTCAACATACCCATTTCCCCCTCCATCTACATCAGTATTAAAGTTTATTTTAAGATTTTCAATATTAACTTTAATTTCTTTTAAATTATTTTCAGCATAAATTAATTTAAAAATACTATCTGTAAAAAAATTATCAATAAAAATTTGTGTTGCGTCAGGATCTAAAGATTTGAAAGAAGTAAGCGTATTTTCAATTTCTGATTTAGTTATATTTTGGCAAGGATTTGCTTGGTACCAAACTGTTTTCGTACTACCTAGTGAAAAAATCTTAGTTTCAAAATCAGTATCTTGAGTCCACTCGCTATTTTGAATAACTGGTTTGGCTAATAATAACATATTTTCAGGCACTAACCCACCAATATAATTACCATCAATATCAAAATCGCTTAAAACATCAACTTTTACAGATTTTCTCGCTTTGATTATCTGTAATTTTCCATCCTCAATCCCTTTACATTTAAAGTATTCTAAATCGTCTGTTTCGGCTGTTGCAAAATCTAAATCACAAGTGTATTTGTTATTGTCGTCAATTTCAATTGTCAAAACTACAACTGATTCAAAACCAAATTTTCTATGATAATAAAGTAGTTGTTTAAGTTCGTGATTTCGCATATGTGTAAATTCGAATTGAATTTCACCACCGCTAAATGACACATCCCTACCTAGTCCGTTTTGTTTTTGATTTAATGAAAAATTAATATCGGAAGTTCCGAAAGGTTCGTCAATAACTTTCTTGCCGTAATTGTCGCTTTTAAAATCTAATGTAAATTTCATAATTTATACTTTAAAACCAGTTCTACTTACACGGTTAGCGTTTTGTTTTGTGCGATTTCCGTTTCTTTCGCTCCAACTTGAAAAACCATTTTTATCGAATGAAGTATTATTCACTTGGATTCTGCTAAAATGTTTACTCATTACCATATCCATTTCTTCGGCTGTCATACCGTTATTTTTTGTATAATTAGCACTCATTGAAATTCCTCTTTCGTTTAGCATTTCTCTAATTTGCTGTTCGTGTGTGAGTACCTTTGTACCCTTTGGGGCATTCATTAACACATTTCTACCCTCTGGAATTACTTCTTTACCATTTGGTAATATTACTTTCTCTTGATAATTAGAGCCACCACCATCATTCACAAGCATTAAACCGCCTTGATGATTGTCAGTTCCTGCAAAGTATTCTGGTATTTTTTGCGAGGCCACTAAAACAGCTTGTGCAGCACCAAAAACACCCATTGCAATTGCTAATGGAATATTTGGCAATGCTTCTACAACTGCCTGAGCTGTATCGATTGCAATATTAAACAATGCTTGTCTTTGTTTTGCTTTATTTTCTCGATTAGCTATTTCCTTACGTTTCTTTTCATAATCTTCTTCAATTTTTTGTTTAGCTGCTGTACTATCTCCTGCAAATTTTAATGAAATATCCTTTTGAGCTTCCAAACGAGCATACTCATTTTTAAAATTCATTTCGCTAAATCCTGCGATTATTTCCCCTGCTTTTTGTGCTGAATCGGCTATTTCGTTAAATGTATCTTTCCAATCATCTTTGAGTTTATTCATTTGCTCCGTTGGGATTTGCGGAGTTGCAAACCCTTCTGGCAATGCTCCACCTGTAGGAACTGTATTTAATTGTTTTCTCAAATTTATCATATCCTCCAATAACTTATTAGCTACTGGAAGTTCATAGAAATCAGCTGTTATTTTATCAGTTGTTAATCTATCAATTTCTTTATTAATTTCATCAATAATAGAACCAACTGGCTTAATATAACTTTTTAAATGGTCTAAATCTTCACGTTTAGCTTTATCTTGTTTGGCTTTCTTTTCTTTTTCTTTTTTAGTATCTCCAAATAAATTAAAGTCAAAATCCTGTGCTATTTTTGCAGCATCTTGTTGAAACTTTTTAGCAATATTTATGTTTTGTTTGGCGGAATCTTCATTAATTTTAATCTCTTCCGCTTGCCTTAATTTTAATTGTGTTTGTAGATTTTTTTGTTTCTGGTCATACTGTTCTTTACTTCTCGTTTGAGTTAAATCAGCATCTAAGAAAGCGTTTGAAAAGTCTTTTAACGACTTAACTCTACTTTTTTCAGCTTCTAAAGATGCTTTTGCAGCATCTTCTAAAGCTAAATTTGCAGCGGCTTTATAAAGGGTCATTTTTATGTAAGCATCTCCGTTTTTAGTTAATTCTTTTTCAGCTTCGTCTAAAGAAGTTACTAATCCCGTTGTTTTTCCAATAGATTCATTATATTGCTCAACTACTTTCTTTTTATCTAAAAAGCCACGTTTTGCTAAATCAATATTAATAGCTAATTCTTGAACATTTTTAACAGCCTCTTTTACTGAACTTTCTTCAAATGATTTATTCAAAGTGTCAATTCGTACCTTTAAATCGGAAACACCTTCTTTGCCTTTTATAAGTTCGCCAACCCATTTAACGATTTGACCACCGTACAAAGTCAGTAAAGTAACTCCAACACTTAATGCAGTTTGCCAACTTAAAACAGCGCTTGCAATAGACCCAAGAGTAGATACAGTCGGTTTACCTTCTGCAACCAACATTTTATTTTTATCACGAATCCCATTTATAGCATCGAATAAAGCAGGGAAGTTGTTAGAAAGTGCCATAAAACCAGTATTTACACTGTTTGCAAATGCTGGAGCTTCACGACTTAATTGATTTATTGAATTGCCTAAGGAATTAAAACCGCTTGCATAGTTACCGACATTTCTTTGATTTTTTCCAATAGTTGCATCGGTTGCTTTTAAAATACCGTTGTATTTTTCAGTAACTTTTGCTAAAGTATTCAACCGCATTTCCTCATTAGCTGAAAGATTATTATATCTTTCTTTTCTGAGTGCTAAATCATTGTAAGCCTTTGTTATATTGTTTATTTGGGCTTGTGTTTTATTATATGCGTTTGCGTTTTTTTCTTGTATAAGTTGCTCTTTACGTGCATTTTTCTCAAATGAATCAAAAGCTTTTTCCCTAGCTTGCTGTAGTTTTATTTCAGCTAGTCGGCTTTGTTCCGCTTTCTTAGCAATATCAGCGTGTAATTTTGTAATTATTGCGTTTTGCTTTTCTAGTTGTGCGTTTAAATTAGCAGTATTTGTAACAGCTTTGTCCAATCCGCTAGGTGTTGAAATTCCTGTAATACCTTTACTTGCCGTTGTTGCACTTTGTGAAATTTTCAATAGTTCAGCATCCGCTAAACTTAACTTTGAAATAAGGTTTTCAACTTGTTTTATTGCTTCTGAACCAATTATTAAATCTACACTATTTGCCATAATTAATTTTGTTTAGATTTTTCTTCTAATAATTTGCATATTTCAATCCATTCTGAAACAGTGATTTCTTTTGGATTAATTCTATTTATTTGTAAACCAATTTGAGCGATTAATAATTGTTTGTTCAAATTGGTACTTTCTACTTTTTCGTCTTTTTTTAATTCAATTTCAATTAAAGAAATTCGTGTTTTAATTCCTTCGCATTGAGTATTTAAACGTTGTAATTCAACTGCATCACCATCAACTGTGTTAATTTCAGACATTCTAAAACCGTGTTTCGCCAAATCCTTAACAAATAATAAACGAATATCCATTTGATTATCTGGGAACCCCAACCACATACGATTAATAAGCGACTTTACCACAAAATATTTTGTTTTTAGCGTTTCAATTTCCCCCATTTTTTGCAAACGGTTTGTAAACGATCGATCATCAATTGCCTTGAAATATTCATCTAAAATAATCTTTTCAATTGGTTGCAATTTTTCAATAGGTAGTTTTTTTTGTCTGCCATCATAATCTTGACGAAACCAATTCAAATCAGAAGTAGTTCGATATTTGTCGAAATTGTATAAAGGTAATATTTCGATTGTGTCGTAGTATTTTGGTTTGGTTAATTTCATTTTATTATAGGAATTTCAAAAGCGATTATAATAAAAGGTAATAATATAGAAATATTATGATGTTTTGAATATTTTTCATAATCAAATGCTATTCCAAAGTGATAGAAAAAATATTGAACATAAATAATAATTCCAAACAACTTAAATTCTTTTTCTTTAGTTTTCATAAATACTTTTTTACAAATTTCATTAATTCAGGGTAAATAATCTCGTAATTTACTATTTCTGTATTATTTTGATTCAATCCAAATAAATTTTTATATCCACTAAAAAATAATGCTTTATCTCCACTTCCCGTTCCTGTGCTAAATATATCAAATTTAGTCAAATTAGGTTGTAAATCTATTTGCATATTTGACAAAAACGTACCAGTTTCAAAGAAATTATAAGGTGTTCCAGCCACTTTTTTAGGATTTGTTAATTGTGTTGACAACGAATAAACCCCCTTAAAAACACGGTCGTTACTATTTTTCAATAATTGCCCATCGCTACCATAACCATCTTGAAAAGTATCGACATTTAAACTGATTATTTTATCTTCATTAGCTAATGCAATACGTTCCTGCTCGTTTAGCATTTCACTTGCTACGAATTGACATTTTTTGATATAATCGTTTATTGTTGTTGGCATAATTCAAAGGTAATAAAAAAAGCGATACATTACGCATCGCTTTTAGTCTCCTTTCTTTAAAATTAATTAAGCAGTTACAACAACGGTTTTAACGTCGCTTTTGTATAAAACATCGGCAGCAGTTAAGATAATATTATCTAAATCTACGGTAACAATATCAGCAGTTGTATTGGCTGTTACGGTTAAAGTATATTTTTTAGTTGTAGAGCTGTAAGTCAATAAACTAGGCGTTATTGCAACTCCATTTCGTGTTACGGCAAAATCACCAACTAATAATCCTTCAACTGGATGGATTTTATCTAATAAAAACGCACTTACAACAATAGAAGTAGATGCAGTTACAATAGGATCAACTGTTAAAATAACATCATTTACTCCTGTTAATTCTCCATAAGAAAAATCCAATTGGCTGTTTTCAATCCAAGACATACGCTCATCGATTTCAGCTCTTTCAGTCAATTGCAGTACAACTGTTTGAGAACTGGCATCTGTGCCGTTTGCTCCCATATATTTACCGTTTTCAAACATTCCAAGAGTAAATCCTTTGGGTTCGCCTGCTTTTGTAACGGTTAAAAACATAGAGTTGTCAACATCAAACAAAATCAAGTCATAAGCGTTAAACCCACTCAAAGAAGTTAATGCCTTGTGAAAATTGATACCGTTATCAAAAGTAATTGTATGCTCGTATGGATTTTTACCTGCAACAACCTTAATTCCTGAACCAGCACGTGTAATAATATTGTCATCTGCTGTATTGTCTTCAAACGATACAACACCTTGTAGCATAATTAATATGCCGTCTTGTTGTAGTTGACGCATATAATCCTTAGTAATTTCAGCGTTAAACTTATACCCTTTTTGAACAAGTCCCAACGCTGTTACACGCTTTCTGTCCATTCGGCAACCTGCTAAACCAGTACCTAATACACCTGATTGCGAACAATCAACGGTGTTAATTTGTGTTTCTAAACTCATTTTATAAATTTGTTTGAGGTTAATTTTTCAATTGTTTTTTTGTCAGTGAGTTGGATTTTTGAACCAACTTTGTACAATTTATCTACCGTAATTTCTTTGATTACAGTAAATGTTTTTGTTTTTACTTCTTTTTCAGCCATCGCTTAAAATTTAATATTTTGTTTAATGCAACCATCGGTTAATTCAATTTCAACATCTAATACTAAAGCATTCCAAATATCTATCAACCCCTTGCCGTTATCGTTTACACTGTAATTTGGCTTTAATTCTTTATCAATAGTACTTCCAACTATTTTAGAAATTCCGCTACTATTTAGAACGGTTATAAAGTTATTGTAAACTGGTATTAAGATTTCCTTGTAATCTGTTTGATATTGCTTTGCATTGAATGAATCAACATCATTTGACCGTGTTGCAATTACAAATCTTGCATTTCTTGTAACTCGATTTCGTAATAAGTCGTCAGTATCTTTCGAGGTTACTAACCAAATAAGCGGGTATTTTGATTTACTTTCTTTGAGTACTAAGAATTTATTAAGTACATCAATAGTACCCCAATCATAACGGATTTCGAATGTATCGTTCCATTGTGGCAATAATGCAACTAATTCTCTTATTTTCTCTTCAAAAACTATCATATACCAAAGCTGTTTTTAGTTTCGTAAACTTTAAAATACTCAGGCTTCCAATTTGTGAAATCAGCTTGTTTATCCATCAAATAACCGTAAAGACTTTTTTCAGCATTATTGCAATACCAATCTACAAAATTATCAGAAATATAAGGCTCTTGTAAAAATTCGCCCTGATATTGTTTAATAAATTTTTGGTGCGCTCCTGCTATTAAGTATTTAGGTGTTTGAGTGGTTGCATTTTCAGGATTTACTTTTTTTGCTCCAGTTGCAGAAAGTCTAATATCTGTTTGAGTAACGAATTCCTGATAAATGTAATTAGCAATTAATGAATCATCGTGATCTAATCCTAACCATATTTTACCATCATATTCATCGCCTTGAATCAGTTTTTTAAACTTTTCGTCTGCTGAATTAATATCCGTTATTGCTTTAATTTCATTGTAAAGAGATAAACCTAACGCATTTAGTAATATTTCACGCTCCAATTTTGCACAAAGATAATCCAATTCGTTCCCGTTGTTTGGAGTAGATGACGGATCTGCAACCGCTAAAGGAATGTGGATATAGTTTTGATTTTGGAAATATGTATTATTTACTATTTGCATTTTTTACGATTTTTTCTTTAGGCTCTTTATATTTTGCAACTTTATCAATGTGTACTAATTGAGAGGCGAGTTGAGAGTCACACTCCCAAACATCGCCTTTCTTTTTAGTTGCAAAGTCTTTTAAAAACTCTACCTCTCTCATTTATTAAGTTGCTAAAGTAGTCAATGCAGCAGAAATAGAAGCTACTTTGGCAAAACCAACTTGGTCTTGCGCTCTAACAAGTAAATTTAATCTTCTTTTTGCTTTCAAAGTCATCATATCGCTTGACCAGTCTGAACCATCATATCCAGTTGCAACTGTAACGCCTGGCTCTTCATAAATTTTAGCAAAACCAGAACAACCAACAATCATTGTATTTGCAGTTACAGCATTGCATTCAATTACTCTAATTCCAGCAACAATAAATTCAGCAATACCATTTCCTCCTTGTGAGAATGGTGGTGTTACATAATTTTTGTTTACGTCTTTTTTAAGCAACATTTTGTTAATGTCAGTTACATTCATCAAAGCAAAATCTGGACTAAATTTAGAGCCTCCTGTAGCTGTAATTGAGCGTTTAACATCTACAATTAAATCATATATTGAAGCGTCTGTAATTCCGCTAGCTGCAGCTGTATAAGCTGTAGATTGAGCAACTAATCCCTTGATGTTTGGAGCTGTTCCGTTGGCGTTTATTAAATCAGTATCAACTTTTACGTCAACATCATTTACAATGAAATTTTGAACTTCTGCAACATACATTTCATCATCATAAGCAAACTCTTCTGAAATTGGCACGCTTGTACCTACTTTTTGAATAGTCAAGGTATTTGTAACCCATTTTACGGTATCTTCTGGAAAAGTACCTCCTTCTGCAATAGCTGCAGCAGCTCTTGCAATAGTAGCTGAATCCCAGTCTGTATAACGAACAACTCCGTTAAGGTTTTTACCAACTGGTATTTTTTGAAATAAATCATAAACATTTAGCTTTCTTGTTGCTAAAAGTCCATTCATTCCCAATTGCAAAGCATTTGCATTTCCTACAACGTTTGCACGTAATGTATCTGCTTTTACAACCATTTCAAATTCAGCTCCTTTGCCTTTTGCTTTAGTTGAAGCATCAATACTCTCTCTGTTTTCTTTTACCAAGTCAACAAAAGTTTTTTCAACTGATTTCACTCCTTTAGTTTCCAATTCGGTAACTTTTAAAGCTAATTCGGTGTTATCCTCTTTTACTTTTTTTAATTCAGCATCGAAAGTTTCTTTTGCTCCTTTGATTGCTGTTTCAATAGCTTTTGTTTGCAAGTCGGCTTCGTGCGCTCTTTTTGCAATTGCGTAATCGTTTGCTTCTTGTTCGGTCATTGCCTGAACTTCGGCATCTGTTTTGTACTTAAACATAGTTTTTTGTTTTAAATTAAAATTCTTCTTCTTTTGTTCGTTGTATGCGTTTGAGTGTCATTTGACGGCTCTTGTTGTTCTTCGGCAGTGTCTTCAACGGCTTCCGATTTATTGTTTAAGGTTGGAGTTGCTGAATTACTTCCCATTACAACTGCGCTACCTTCAATTATTTTTGCTTCAGTAACTGCCCAAAAATATCCTTTTTCGTCGGCAAGTTCTTTATTTGCAATATTAGGATAGTATTTATCCCAAATTGCTTTTTCTTCTTTATCCCATTCGGCTTCTGAATTAACCGCTAAATTTAAAGAAACGTAACGCATACCTACAGAATGATTTTTAACCCAGCCATTAGCATATTGATTAAGCATAAATTCATTTCGTTTCTTTTGAATTTGACTATCAAATATTAAAGCCTCAGTTCTTCCTAAATATGGCAAACCTAATTCTTTCCAAGTCATTGATTGAACACTACCTTTTGCTGTGTCTGTTATGACTTTGTCAAACTCTCTTTCGTGTTCTTGTAGATGCAAAAAAGAAACATTGTCTTTTACAGATTTATTCCAAATACCATTAATATGAACATCTCCGTGACTATCTAAAAAGTTGGTAGTATTGATAACTACTTTTACATTTAAAACGTCTGGATTTTGTTCGTTATTAATTTCTTCTTTATTTGCTATTTCTATTTCATTTTCCATATAACCAAATGAAACAGCATCAGCCTGCTTAGTAATAGACTTTTTCAAAGAAATCAATTCTTTTTTGTTATCTTTCAATGCTTTGAAAAGCTCTTCTTTTGTTGCGAACTCTTTATTTGGAAATTCTGCTGCTATTATCATTTCTTTACGATTTTAGACATTTGTTTTTCTTTGTCGGCTTTCAATTTCTCGATTTGTGCCTTGGTTAATTCTGGCTTTTTTACTTCTTTCATAATCCAAGTATTAATTTAAAATCATTACTCAATCGTTTTTGCTCGTCTGGGCTTTCATAAACCAATGTTTCCTGATATGCTTTTAACGTTTCTATTTTAGTTTTCATTACCAATTGCATAACTGGCAAATGGTTATAAGTAGCTTGTAAAGATTCGCCTTTATCAATCAATCCGAATGCGCTTGCAAAGCTATTCATTGTATTGTTGGCATCTGTTTGAATTGAATTTTGCACATAGTCAAGCATCGCTTTTTCTTTATTCTCGTAAGTACTTGCTCCGTTACTAAAATAATTCAAAACATCCTTCGACATATCGAAAGCTAATAAACAAGTCAATGCATCAGCACTAAATTGATCGTCCAAAAACAAACGTTTCATATCGCTAACTAAGTGCTGAGCTTTAATGTTTGCGCTTGTGATTAATAATGATTTACGTGCAATCTTTGAGAATATATCTTTA